GGGGGGCCTCTTTTTCATTCTCCCCAAATAAAGTCTATTCTTCTAATAAACCAAACTAAAAAAATCCCCAGCCCATTTTTGTTTCTATGGGTCTTTTCAGAAAGCTCTCTAAAGATGAACAAAAAAAATCCCAGAGGCTATTTGTTCCTATATGTCTATTTGGATACCACCATAAAAAAACAAAACTTCTCCTGAAAAATGAATCAAAACATGTCGGAGGCTAGAAGCCGCAAACAAAAAAAATCCCAAGAGCCTTTCTATTTCTATGGACCTTTTCAGATAAGTGAACAAAAACACAGCCCCGCCAGCCGGTTTAAGCAGCAAAAAAAAAAAATTGACTTTTACTTTTTTTAGCCTAATATACATGACCATGAATAAACTATTGAAGGTACTAACTCTAGCCTCAACCCTCAGCGCCTCTGCCTTAGGGGAAAACTCAAACAATCTATCAGCGTCTGTTGGCGTCGATTACAACACTAGCTATCTAGTAAACAATGTTTCTCAAGCCGAAAATGCTACCACCACCAGCCTAAAGGTGGGGGCAAATTATTTTGGGCTAGACTTGTATGCTAGGGGTCTATTTTTGGCAGACTCGTCACAAGGAGCTGGTCATCGTTATGGCGGTGGCCTTGGCAAGTCTCTAAAGCTGACAGATAGTTTTAGTCTAAAGCTGGACGGGGCTGTTGACCGTGTTCAAACTGGGCAAGCTAATATAGCCAGCTATACTGAAGCTGACCTTGGGCTGTCTCTAAGCAACAAGTTTCTAGTTCCTTATGTTAAGGGAGCTTATCAGATAGAGCTAGACCAGTATGGCTACACTGTGGGCCTTGAGAAGCCCTTTGAGCTATTTAATTTTGTCACAGTCAACCCTGCTGTAGAATACACCAAAATGACTAGCTATGAAGCTTATGCGGCCAAGATTACTTTGACAAAGACAATTTGGAAGAACCTATCTGTATTTGCCCAAGGAGCTTATATTGACAACAACTTCTTGACCAAGACTGTTGATTTCGCCACAAAGGAACTCAATGGCTCCCTAGTTGGCTCAGGCGGCCTCAGGTGGGTCTTCTGATTTCTTTTGTAATTTTTTAGATTTCTACTCCCCTTGTTGAAAAACTTGGGGATTTTTTTTATGTAATTATTTATTGTAAGTTTATATGATACTGTAGCTTAGAGACAGTTATCAAAATAACAATATGGCTAAACACAATAACAACAAGGCTAAACAAGACACCTCCAAAAAAGTTCACCAAAAGGACAAAATGAAAGAAGAGATCCGGATTCGAGATCTCAATTGGTCAGACAAGCAAAAAGAATTTATAAAGCTTGCCCTGAGTAAAGAAGTCAAGATGTTGCTCATAAGCGGCCCGGCTGGGTCTTCCAAGACCTTGTTGAGCATCTACTGTTCCCTTCATTTGATAAAGGACAAGAAGGTCAGTGACATCATGTACATCAGATCTCCCGTAGAGAGCAGTGACAGTAAGATAGGCTTCCTGCCCGGAGACGCAGACGAGAAGTTGAAGTATTATAATTTACCTTTTGCAGACAAGCTAGATGAATTGCTATCAAAGGAACACGCAGATAGCCTGAATAACCAAGGCCGTCTCCAAAGCCACCCATTGTCATTTGTCCGAGGTATGAGCTGGAACGCAAAGTCCATCATTCTCGACGAAAGTCAAAACTGTACAGAGAAAGAAATCATCACTCTAATGACAAGAGTCGGGGAATTCAGCAAGTGTTTCATTCTAGCTGACCCTGACCAATCAGACTTGCCAAGCAATAAGGCTGGAGGTTTTAGTAAGCTACAAAGTATATTTAGCGACAAAGAAAGCCAAGAAAAGGGAATCTATTCCTTCCAATTCACCGAAGAGGACATCAAGAGAAGCGAACTAGTTAAATTCATAGTCACTAAACTCAAAAACGTCAAGTAATTTTTCTCCAACCTTGAGAGTATAAGTATTTTGTCAATGTTGCCGCGAACTTACGCACATTTTTTTCTGATTTATCCCAAAAAAAGGCATGAGCAAACTCTTCAATAGTCACAGCGATTTCTCTGCGCGGCAAGAGGGAAAGCTCTATGGCTATCTTGGGGAAATCATTCTCTGGAGAGTCGCACAAGCCTTCCGCTTTTTCTTTGTGGGGGATTTTAATCTTATCGACACTATATTCTATACCTTTATCAGTCTTAAAATTAAAACTTTTAGTGTTCTTTTTAGGCATAAGTATTATAATTATTGATATGAAAGTATATTGCCAAAAATGTGGTTCAGGAACAGAGTATTCTTTTGATAAGCCAAAGTTTTGCGCTTCTTGTGGCACTGCTTTGTCTGTATCTAGCCATTTAACCTCTCCTAAAGCCCCCGCCCAAAGACAGCCTCAACGTAAAATTACACCTGATAACGAAGAGGAAGAAGTTTGCGCAGAAAGAGTCCCAGATAATATACATAAACTAGATATAGAGATAGAAGGTCTTCCTAATAGAAAAACAACGGTCCAAAATTTAATGGGGACCCAGAGCCAAGGATTTCAACAAGAAAACTCACAAGGAATAAAACTTAATAAAAAAGATGTATTAGAATCCTTCAAGGTCGAAGCTGGGTTTTATCCATCGCGGCAAACCATGAATGAACAAGAAGAATAAAGAAAGATTTGAGAAATCAATCCATTTGATCAATGCTGAGATAAGCAAAAGAAAAAACAAATGGACGCTCTCTGCGCTCAATTGGCTTGACTTTGAAGATGTCTCTCAAATCATCAGGTTCCATATATACAAAAAATGGGAATTATATGATGTCAAAAAGCCGATGTTGCCTTGGATAAACCGCATCATCTCTAATCAGATCAAAAATTTGATTAGAAACAATTACGGGAATTACGCTAGACCATGCTTGAGGTGCGCTGCCGCCATCGGAGAGAACGGCTGTCGCATCTATAAAAATCAAAATAGCGATTGCCCGATGTTCAAAAACTGGTATAAAACAAAAAAGAACGCTTATGATTTAAAGATGGCTGTTTCTATAGAAGACCATTCTTTTGAGATAAATAATCAACCATGCAATTCGTCAGACATCAAGAGAGCTTCAGAAAATTTGCATATAAAAATGCGAGAAATTCTTAAGCCAATAGAGTGGAAAGTATACGAACTCCTATACATAAATAATAAATCAGAAGAACAAGTCTGCAAGTTTTTAAATTTTAAATATGATAAAAATGCTAAGACAGCCTACAATAAACAATTGAGGAATATCCAAAAATCAATAATAAAAAAAGCTAAAGAGAGCTTAGCAAATGGGGAGATTGACCTATGAATGAACCAGCATTGACCGAAGACCAGCAAGCTCTTATAATCAAGACTTGGAATGACAAAAAAGAAAATCCGCCCAGTTTACAAGAGTTGACTCAATTGGCATTTCCAGAGATAGCAAATATAGATGGCAGGAGCGTCTATGGCAAATCTGTAAAAAAATTTCTTGCCTCAAGAGATCTAAAAGTAAAAACAAAAAGCGAATATACTCCAAAAGATAGAGTAGAGTTCACTCAAGAGCAGAAAGACTTCATCACAAATAACGCTTCGATGATGACAGCCGTAGATTTAGCCAGATCTTTATTCAACAATTACAGCCTTAGTAACTTATCAATAGAATCTAGAAGCGTAGAAGAGTATCTAGAGACTTTACCAAAGCAAGTGACAGCAATCCAGACTGAAGAAGAGCAGCAAGGGGATTATAAACCGCCCAAGAACCAAGAGAGAGCCATGGTTCGAGTGAACAAGTATGTTCTTGATGGGATAGATAAAGAAAAGATAACTGCAAAGCAAAGAAAAGAACTGAACTCTCTCATTTCTTATTTGCATACTTATAGATTTTTGCATCAGATTGGCACTTATTCAGATTCTGTGGACAGAGATTTATTTGAGAGCAGTTTTGTCAGGTACGCGTATGATAAATCAGATTTGACTCAAGAAGAAGTTGATCAATACATCATATTAGCTACAGAAGTTGTAATTTCTTCAAATATTCAAGAGACTATCCAAACTTTACAAGAGCAAATAGATATGGAAATGGATTCTGGGCAAAAGATTCCTATGGCTCTTGTCGAAGCAGTCACTTCAGCTAGAACAGAGTATAACCAATGCGTTGGCCGTCAGCAAAAACTACTTAATGATCTGAAAATAAAGCGAAGCGAAAGAATGCAAAATCAAGTCAAAGACAATGCTTCTATTTTAAATCTTGTGTTGATGTGGAAAGACGAGGAGACTAGAAACGAGATGCTGAAGATGGCTGACATGAGAAGAGAAGTCTTAAAAGACGAGATTGGCCGGTTGTCCTCTATGGATGACATCAAAGCTCGCATCTTTGGCTTGACAGAAGAGGAGGTTTTAGATGGTTAAATGCAAAATTTGTAATTTAGAATTCGAGACTGATAAATCTTTCCATGGACATCTCAAGTCTCATAAACTAAGGATGGTAGAATATTATCAAGCTCATGAACCTAGGCATGATTTGATGACTGGTGAATTAATAAACTTCAAAAATAAAGATTATTATTTCTCTAACGACTTTAATAATAAAAACTCCATGAAGAAGTGGTTGAAGCAACAAACCCCAGATGCTCAAAAAAATTATTTAAAAAAATTCCTCTCTCAAAGAAAAGAAAAACATAATTTGACCTATGCACCTACTGAAGTTGAGCTTCGCTCTATTACTAGCCCTCCCTTGCCTTATTATCACCAGCTTTTTTTGGATTATTATAGGCTTTGCGGCGAAATGGGTTTTAAAAATAGATATGAATACCCAAAAGAAGAATTAAAATACAAAATCAAAGATGGTTTTATTATTTATATTGATACTAGAGAGCAGATGCCTCTGAAAATAGATTATCCTACAGAAATCAAAGGATTAAAATTCGGAGACTACGCTATAAATGATCCAAGTAATAAATGCTACATTGAAAGAAAATCTATATCTGATTTCATAGGTACAATGAGCGGAGGTTACGAGAGATTTTGCCGCGAAATAGAACGCTCAATAGCAGCAGAAGCTAACCTGATTGTATTGGTAGAGAGACCATTACAAGAGTGTTTGAGCTTTCAACATTTAGACTACGTCTCAAAGAAAATAAAAGTTACTCCAGAATTTATATTCTTTAATGTTAGAGAACTGATACAAAAATACACCAATGTACAATTCTTGTTTGTAGATGGCAGAGAAGAATGCGTTAGAGTGATGAAAAGAATATTCTTTAGTGATAAAGAGTATAAAAAGTACGACCTTCAATTGATGTACGACTTAAAACTATTGTGATATGTGGCACGAAACAACTAAATACAAAAAAAAGACGGAAAATTACAATGAGGTATTCAAACTGCTAAAAGGAGAGCTTGAAGATAGAGAAGCTAAGATAACATTAGTTAAATTTCTTCGCCAGAATCTTTATCTTACCACTTATTTATTAACTGGTATAAAATTATCTCCATATCAAGAAATCACACTGAAAGGGATGTTCAATCGCAACTTCTCGATGTGCGTTTGGGGTCGTGGCTGCGCAAAGTCATTCATCGCTAGTGTGTATTGTGTATTGCAGTGCATTTTTGAACCTAATACCAAAATTCTTATAGCTGGTCCAACATTTCGTACAGCCAGAGCTATTTTTACTAATATAGAAAAAATGAGTCAGACTAAAGGAGCTGAATTGCTTCTTCAAGCTTTCGGAGCAAAGAGCAAAAGAAACGATCTTTATGAATGGGACATTAATGGCGGATCAATTCGAGCTATTCCTTTAAGTGGTGAAAAAATTCGTGGTTTCCGTGCTAATATTCTGGTCCTTGACGAGTTCATGCTTTTGCCAGAAGAGATTATCAAAAATGTATTGATGCCGTTCCTTGTTGCGCCTCAAGACATGAAGAGACGCATAGACATTCGCGAAATAGAAGACTTGTTGATAAAAAAAGGCAAGATGAAAGAAGAGGAAAGAATGGTCTTTGTGAATAATTCTAAGATGATTGCTCTTTCATCTGCTAGTTATACATTTGAAAATTTATATAAGACTTATCAAGAGTGGATAAATCAAATCACATCCCCAACAAAAGGAGAGTCTTCTTATTTTGTTTCTCAACTTGGTTTCGAGGCGTTGCCACCAGAGATGATAGACAAAACAATCATCGAAGAGGCTCAAAGCGGAGGGACTTCTCACTCAGCGTTTTTAAGAGAGTATTGTGCTCAGTTTACAGATGGTTCTGACAGTTATTTTAGTGCAAAGAAAATGGAAGATTGCACTTTGAAAGATGAATATCCCCATACTCTAGTCAGAGGAACTCCGGGAAAAAAATATATCATAGGAGTTGACCCGAATATGAGCGACAGTCCAAACGCTGACTATTTTGCTATAGCTGTTATGGAGTTGGAAGAAGAGACAGGGGTTGGAATTCTTGTACATACTTATGCTGGGCTAGGGAATCTAAATAATCATGTCAAATATTTTGGCTATTTGATGACTCATTTTGATGTTGTTTGTATTGTTGCGGACAATGCTGGTGCAGACATATTCATAGATACCTGCAACCAATCTGAAGTATTTAAAAATGCAAAAATAAATATAAAACTTCTAGATTTTGCGGCAGAAGCTGAGGGAGCGGATTATGATATGCAGATTAAAAATGCTAAAGCGCAATATAATTTATCAGAGAAAAGAATAGCATTCAATCAAGTCTTCTCCTCTGGTTTCATAAGAAAAGGAAACGAATATCTTCAAGCATGCATTGATTATAAGAAAGTTTTATTCGCTTCTAGGACTTGCTCTAATGATAAGTTTTTTAATGAAGCTATCTCTTGCACATTACCAAAAGAATTGATATTTACAGGAGACAAAGAAGACTGGAGCAATTTAGACT